CTAGTAATCTAGGAGATGCCTCATCTGTATTTCAAGCTTCTGTTGATAGGCTTAAAGATAAGCTAAAGTTAGACAATCCTACCCTTATAAAACTGCTAGAAGAGCTTAGAAAGCAAGAGGAGCAAGCGGGTATAAATTTTTCTGACTACTTTGGTCCTGGCGAAACGGATAAAGCTGATAAGACAGACTACCAGAAACTTCTTGAGGACTACAGTAACTACATAACTAGCCTTAAGTTTGAGACTAAAGTACAAGGTCAGCTTATTGGCCTGTTTGGTGAAGAACGTACTATCCAAGAGGAGCTTATAAGAACCAAAGAGAAGTACAAGGCGCTTGGTCAAGTCTTCAACGAGCAGGAGATAGAACAAGAACTTCGTAAGCAAGAAGCATTTCGTAAAACCCAAGAAATCCTAGAAGACAACAAACGTAGACAACAAGAACTAGCTGATACTATAGCGTCTCATTTTGAGGATGCCTTTATGTCTATCATTGACCACACAAAGTCTGCTGAAGATAAGTTCAAAGATTTTGCTAGTGCTGTAATTAAAGACCTTTACCGTATCCTTGTCGTACAACAAATGGTAGGCTCGTTTGACGCTGCTACAGGTAAAGGCTCTGGTATAGCAGGTTTCATTGGTGGTCTACTAAAACGTGAAAACGGTGGTCCTGTTTCTGCTGGTACACCTTACCTTGTTGGTGAAAGAGGTCCAGAGTTATTCGTACCAAACTCTAATGGCTCTATCGTACCTAACAACAAGATGAGTAGCGGTGGAACAACTGTCATCCAGAACATCAACATTTCCACTGGCGTACAACAAACTGTCCGTACAGAAATCCGACAACTGATGCCACAGATTGCAGAGAGTGCAAAAGCTGCCGTTGTTGAAGGTAAACGTCGTGGCGGTAACTATGGAAGGTCTTTTGCATAATGGCTATCTCGTACCCTTTAACTTTACCGACTAACATTGGTATGGCTAGTATTGAGTTACGTGCTAGAAATGCTGTTGCGGTATCTTCCAGCCCCTTTACTTACAAACAGACTGTACATGCTTATGATGGTCAAATGTGGGAAGCGGATGTAACCCTACCCCCAATGAACAGGGATGACGCAGAGTCTTGGATAGCCTTCCTTATGAGCCTAAAGGGTCGTTATGGTACTTTCCTACTGTATGATCCTTCTGCACGTTCTGTGAGGGGTACAGCGATCTCTGCGACTATCTCTGGTTCTGCTGGTGATGACACTGTTGACTGTACTCTAACTGCTGGACAAACGCTGAGAGCTGGCGACTATATTCAGTTAGGTTCAGCATCTGATGCCACACTACATAAGGTGTTAGAAGATGTTACTGGTACAGGTGGTCAAGTAGATTTAGAGATATGGCCTAAGTTACGAAAAGCACGTAGTTCTGTATCTGCTGTACTAACTGATGCATCTGGTGTATTTCGTCTATCTACAAATGAAACAGCTTGGTCTGTGAATGACGCTAGTTTCTATGGTATCTCATTTGGTGCTATGGAGGTTGTAGGATGAGCCGTACTATTAACGCAAGTCTACTCACAGCCCTTACTGGTGATCTTGTTGAACCTTACTATGCTGTTGAGTTGTTCTTTGATAGTGGTACACTTAGGTTTTGGACAGGTATTGGCGACAAAACAATAAACAGCAATACCTATACTGGAACAGGTTCTTTACTTAATATAGGACCTGCTGAAGAATCTGGTGACTTATCTGCTAAGGCGATGTCGCTAACTCTTACAGGTCTAGATAGTTCTATTATTTCTCTAGCACTACAAGAGCCTTATCAAAGACGGCAAGCAAGGGTCTATCTAGGAGAGCAAAGCGTATCTGAGGTAATACAGATATTCAGCGGTCAAATGAATACCATGAACATTGATGATTCAGCAGATGGTGCCACGATCCAGTTGGTCATAGAGAGTAAATTAGTTGAATTAGAACGTGCAGCTAATTGGAGATATACCGATGAAAACCATAAATCCCGATACAGTGGTGACACCTTCTTTTCCTACGTACAAGCTATTCAGGATGTACAAGTAGCATGGGGAAGAAGTGCAGGTTAAACAATTATTTGAGTGAAGTAGTAGACATACCCTTTCAGTGGGGAGTGCATGACTGCTTTACTTTTACTAACGGCGCTTGGCAAGCTATGTATGGTCACGGTTGGGCTGATGACTGGGTTGGCAAGTATATGACAACAGAAGGTTATCCTATGCGGCGTACTCAGATGCGCAAAACCTTTAAGTTCTCTACGTTTGAGCAAGGCCTACGGTCCAAACTAAAACCTAGTGACAGACCTACCTTTGGTAGTTTAGTTACAACAAAGAGATGTCAAAGGTGGGTTATAGGTTCAGCTATGGGTATCTCACTAGGGTCACGTTGTGTGTTCCTTAGTAAAGATGGCTTGATAAAACTAAACATAGAAGATGTAGAAAGCTCTTGGGTGCCTAATGTCTAACAGATACAAACTAGGTGATATTACAATTAAAGATTGGAACTCTTGGGATCGTGTACCACGTGCTGAGGTTATAGCATCTAAGATCATTGAGTATTTTGCTATTACTTCAACAGTAGGTCAGTTCTTAGTTACTGCTGCGGTTTATGTTGGCACTTCTATGGTAACCAGTGCAGTCCTCTCTGGATTACAGCCAAAATCTTCACTTGGTAGTTCATCAGGAAGTTCTGGCCTATTAACCAATTCTAGGGGTGCTACTGCATCTGCTGAGGTTGTTTATGGTCAAATTCGTAAAGGTGGTACTGTAACCTTTTTAGAAAGTTCAGGTGAAAACAACAAAATACTACACCAAATCATTGTACTAGCTGCACATGAAGTTCAAGAAATAGGTGACATCTACATTAATGACGAAGTTGTTACTATGTCTAACGAGGACGTTACCTCTGAGCCTTACAATGGTTTCTTGAAGATTTATAAGCATACAGGTAATCAGGTAAACGCAGAGAGTAACTTTGCTAACAGTACCTCTGATTTATCTGACACATTACATTCAGAAACAAGTGCAACCTCAGATTTTGTTGGTAAGGGTTTAGCTTACTTATACTGTCGTTTTACTTATGATCAAAACGCTTATGCCAATGGCTTACCCACAGTCACAGCCGTAGTTAAGGGTAAGAAGATCGTTACGACATCTAGTGGTACAGAGCAATCTGCTACATACACAAGCAACGCTGCATGGGTAATCAGAGACTTCCTTACAAGTTCCTATGGACTTGACGACGATCAAATTGATTACACAAGTTTTGAGGCTGCGGCAGATGTTTGTGATGAAACTGACGTTTTGTCAGATGGGTCTGCACAGTATCAAATAAATGGTGTTGTTGATCTAAGTCAGCCAATAGGTGATGTTCTTACAGACATGGTCGCAGCCTGTGGTGGATCTTTGTTCTGGGGTGGTGGTTACTGGAAGCTATATGCAGGGGAGTTTATCACACCTACAAAGACGCTTACCCTTGATGATCTACGTGGTCCTATAAACCTGCAAACTAAAACATCTATGAGAGATAACTTTAGTAAAGTTGCTGGCACTTTCATCGACAAAGATAACGACTGGATTAGCGGAGACTACCCGCCTGTTTCTTCTTTTACCTTCTTAGCCGACGATAACAATGTAGAAACCGTAATGGATTTACCGTTGCCGTACACTACAAACAGTATAGCAGCGCAAAGACTGGCAAAACAAATGTTGTTCCGTAGTAGAGAACAAATTTCCATGTCAGCAGACTTCGGTTTAGAAGCCCTTGATGTTGAAGTGGGAGACTTTATCAAGTTCCGTAACGAGCGATATGGCTGGGGTTCTGGCTCAGAGAAAACATTTGAGGTTATAGGTTGGAGACTTAACCCTGACCCTGATAACGGTGATCTTAGGATAAACTTGAACTTACGTGAAAGCAGTTCTGAAGCTTTTGGTTTTAGTGCTGCCGACGAACAAACCATACTATCTAACAACAGTACGCTTATACCATTTTACGAAGTGCCTAATATTGGCGTTACTGTTTCACAAGAGTATCGTGAAGTTAATGAGAATGTTATTAACGTACTTGTTGCTCAGGTTACAAGTGCTGCTGCTGAAAGAGTTGATTCTGTTATTGTTAAGTATAAGAAAACATCTGACAGCAATTTCAGGTCTGTAGGACAAGCAATTCTTATAGGTGAAGGTACTGATGTTGGTAGATTTGAGATAGTAGGTATTGACACTCCATCTATTGGAGAACCTGCAATCAACTATACAGTTTCTGTTACACCAGTAAACGGTTTAGGATTTAAGGGCGATACTGTCACAACCACATTTAACGTAACTGCTGACACAACACCCCCTTCTTCACCTGCCACTTTAACTCACTTATTATCTGGCGGGACAGTATTCTTTAACTGGTCGTCTGTGTCTGACTTAGACTTGTCTCATTACAAACTTTATTACTCCTCTAACAGTTCTGCAAACTTCGGTGATGCATCTGTACTTGAGAAAGTAGAAAAGATTGCTAGACCTGCTACCTCTATTACTCAACCAGCACTAGCGGGAAAGTATTTTGTATCTTCTGTAGACAAAACAGGTAATGAGAGTGCAGCCGCCGCATCTACAGTTATACTTCCATCTGAGTTACCTCAACTTGGACAGTCTGAAACTCACACAGAGAACTCATCGTTTAGTGGTTCTAAGTCTAATCTTACAGTATCTGGTGGTGAGTTGTTCATGACCTCTTATGCTACGGCAGGTTCTACAGGTACATACGACTTTTACCATGACGGTACTGGTTATTTTGATGTAGGTACCTCTCGTACTGTTAGGTTGTCATCTGCTATTACAGTTTCACGTAAACATCAGGATGCTGTAAGTGGGGAAGTAAACTGGGATGATATACCCAATAACTGGGACACATGGCCTAGTGTGTGGGATACATGGACAGATGAAGATGCAGACTTTGCAGACTATGCAGTTCAAATACAAGCTAGGGCTGCAAATACAGTTGGTGGACTATCAAGTGCGCCTTGGGTCGATGCCTCTGGTGAAATCGTAGGACAATATATTCAGTTTAGGGCAATATTGTCTAATACTAACGCAAAAGTAAGCCCGTCAATATCGGCACTAAGTGCCACAGTGGAGTATTAAACAGATGTCACAACATGACTTCGACATTGCGAACCAAACAGCTTCGGCTGCAAGAGCCGACATTAACAGTGCTTTACAGGCTTTGGCTAGTAGTAACTCTGGGGCTACGGCTCCAACTACAACGTATCCAAATATGCTTTGGTATGAAACAGACACAAACATACTAAAGATGCGAAACGAAGCCGACAGTGCGTGGATTAACTTGTTTTATATAGATCAAGCAAGCAATGTAGTTAAGATTTTAGAAGGTACATATACCAGCACTACATCTGGAACCCCAACTGGTATATTAGCCCCTCATGCTGATGCTACTTGGAATACAGGAACCAACACAGAGCCTAGATTAGTTTCTCCCGCCCAACTTAAAACAGTTGCTAATGCTTCTGCTAGTGCCAATACTATTTCGGGTGGATATGCATACCTTAGTCGATCCAGTGGAGTAGGTTATCAAAATACTAGGTCTACACCGGTTATCATTTACTTTGATATAAACTACAACGTAGGCAACGCTGTTTACGTTAGTCCTACTAATGGGAGTTGGATATTGGTATACAGCGGCTCAGGTTCAGGGGACCAATTACAAGGGACATTGTATGTACCTGCGGGTCATTGGTATTTATTTAATGCACCTGCGGGTTTCGGACGAGTTTTGGAAGTTAGCTAGATACAGGGTAAAAACATGGGATATAAACTAGGAACACGCAGTCTACAGAAACTATCAGGAGTACATCCTGATCTAGTAGCTGTAGTTAAACGAGCAATCGAACTCTCAGAGCAGGACTTTAGTGTCCTTGAGGGTATTCGTCACATTAACCGTCAGAGAGAACTATTGAAGGCTGGTAAGTCTACCACAATGAACTCTCGTCACCTAACAGGTCATGCAGTTGATCTAGTACCTTATCCTGTGTCATGGGACTGGGAATACTTCTACCCTATTGTAGATGCTATGAAGGCTGCTGCTGAAGAACTAGACATTGAAATTACTTGTGGTGCTGACTGGACTAATTTCCCTGATGGGCCACACTTTGAGCTTAGTTGGAAGGCTTATCCGTGATGAAGTTTGAGCAGATGATGTATGTTCTTGGTATAGGTCTGTTAAGCTGGGGTAGCTTACAGTTATACCAGATGAATGCAAACATGGCTGTAATTAGCTACAAGGTAGAAGAAAACTACAAGATGATTAAACCTATGTGGCAGCAGTTCTTAGCAAACGGTAATTCCCAAACTGCCGACTTTAGATAGCCCGACGATATTACAGGATCAATCCCGACTATATATGCCCTAAGAGGATAGAGGATGATTGACCCATTAACAGCATTGTCTGTAGCTAGTGCAGCAGTAGGACAAATGCGTACACTCATAAAT